CTCCACGCCGAACGGCAAGGGAAATAAGTTCTACGAGATCATGACGCAGCCCGACGGGCTGTTTTCTCGCCATGTGGTGACGATCTATGACGCGGTGGCGGAAGGACTTCCGCGCAACATCGAGGAACTGCGCCGGGCGATGGCCGACCCCATCGCATGGGCGCAGGAGTTCGAGTGCCAGTTCGTGGACGAGGCGACCGCCTGGCTGCCCTTCGACCTCATCGACGGCTGCGAGGACGGGGCCTCTCCGGGCGAATACCAGGGCGGCCCTTGCTATGTGGGCATGGACTTCGCCGCGCGCGGCGACCTGACCGTGATCGCCGTGCTGGAGGAAGTGGGCGATGTGCTGTGGCTGCGCGAGTTGATCGAATTGCGTGCGACAAGCTTTGCCGCGCAGCTCGCCGAACTGGACCGGGTGATGCGCGACTACCGGGTGATTCGCGCTGTGCTGGACCAGACGGGCTTAGGCGAAATGCCGGTGCAGGAAGCGCAGCGCCGCCACGGTCAGTACCGGGTGGAGGGCGTGCTGTTCAGCCCGACGCGCAAGCTAGACATGGCCACCGCCTTGAAAGAGCGCATGGAAGACCGCCGCATCCGCCTGCCGCAGGGCCATGCCGCCCTGCGCGCGGACCTGCACAGCGTGCAGCGGGTGGCCGGGCCGAACGGTAACCCGCGCCTGGTGGCCGAGCGGGAAAACGGCTCCCACGCCGACCGCTTCTGGGCGCTGGCGCTGGCGTGCTCGGCGGCTGCGCAGCCCAAGTTCGCCTATGGCTACGAGCCGGTGGGCGCTCGCAAGTGGTCGGGGCGATATGACCCGGCGCTGGATGATGCGCCGATGGATAAATGGAGCGCCTACTGATGGACACCCAAGCCCTCAAAACCGAACTCGCAGCCCCGGCGCTGACCGGCTTTCGCCAGGCGTGGGTGTGGCGGCCGCTGGCCAGCCTCACGCCCGCGCAGGTAGCGGAAATCCTGCGCAATGCCGCGATGGGCTACGGCCACGACTTCCTGATCGCCGCCGCCGACATCGAGGAAAAGGACCTGCACTACCGCGCTGTGCTGCAAACCCGCAAGCTCGCCGTGGCGGGCCTGCCGTGGGATGTGCAGCCAACGGATGAGTCGCGCGCGGCGAAGAAGGCCGCCGATCTGGCGCGCCGGGTGCTCGAATCCATCGACCTGCCCGAGCTCATGGTGCAGCTGCTCGATGCGCTATCCAAGGGCTACGCGGTCGCCGAGATCGTCTGGCAGACCGACGGCCCAACCTGGGTGCCTGCCGCCATCCTGCCGCGCGAGGCGCACTGGTTCCGCTTCGACCGCGAGACCGGGCGCGAATTGCGCCTCATGGACGGCACGGCGGACGGGGCGGAACTGCCGCCCTATAAATTCCTCTGCCACACGCCCAAGGTCATGGCGGGCATCCCGCTCATGGGCGGGCTCGCCCGCAGCGCCCTGTGGGCCTGGGTGTTCAAGAGCTACGCGCTGCGCGACTGGGCGGCCTTCGCCGAGCTCTACGGTCAGCCGATCCGCATCGGCAAGTATGAGCAGGGAGCGACGCGCGAGGACATCGCGGTGCTCAAGCGCGCGGTGTTCGAGCTCGGATCCGACGCCGGGGCGGTGATCCCGGCGGGCATGGCGCTGGAGATTGTCGAGAGCGCGGCCAAGAGCGCCTCCGCCGACCTCTACCAGCGGCTGATCGAGTACCTCGACCGCCAGGTGAGCAAGGCGGTGCTGGGGCAAACCCTCACCACCGACCAGGGGTCGAGCGGGAGCCTCGCGCAGGCCAAGGTGCATGACGAAGTGCGCGCCGACCTGATGCGCTCGGACGCCCGCGCGCTCTCGGCCACGCTCACGCGCGACCTGATCGCGCCGCTCATCGCGCTCAATCTGCCCGATGCGCCCCTGCCGAGCCTCACGCTGATGGTGGAGGAGCCGGAGGACATGGCCGCGCTGGCCGACCAGCTTGCCAAGCTGGTTCCGCTGGGGCTCCCCATCCCGCAGCGCTGGGTGCGAGAGAAGTGGGGCATCCCGGAAGCAGCGCCGGATGAGCCGGTGCTGGGCGCGCCTGCCATGCCACCCGCGCCGCCGGACACCACGCAGCAGACCGCGCAACGTCGCATGCAATCCGCGCATGCCACCGCTGACGGGGCCGACCCGACCCCCATCGAACCGCAGACCAACCGCATGGAGCAAGAGGCCGCGCCCGCCTGGGGGCAGATCATGGACGGCATCAAGCGCATCGTGGATGAGGCGCAGAGCCTGGAAGGCTTACGCGATGCGCTGCTCGCGGCCTATGGCGACCTTCCAACCGGACAGCTTGCCGAGGTCATGGCGATGGGCTTTGCCGCCGCCGACCTCGCCGGGCGCTTTGATGTGCGTCAGGAGTCGGCCACATGAGCGACGAAGCCGACCGCGCAGACCGGCTGATCGACGCCGCGCTGCAAAACGCGCTGGCTGCCGCGCGCAGAAGCCGGGGGCCCGAAGCCACGGGGTATTGCCTATGGTGCGAGGAGCCCGTGGCAGAAGGCCGCCGCTGGTGCGGCCCCGAGTGCCGCGAGGAATGGGAGCGCCACCATGCCGCAGACCGCCGCCGCTGACCCGCAGCTCGCCTTCATCTTCCGCCGCCCGTTCGACGAGCAGGTGGCGTTTTTTCGGGGCAAGCTCGGCAACCTCGTTCCCACCGAGCGATGGGACGACATCTGGAAATCCGCCCACGACCGCGCCTTCATGGTGGCGGGCGCGGCCAAGGCCGACCTGCTGGCCGACCTGGCCGGGGCGGTGGACCAGGCGATTGCCGGTGGCGAGACCTTCGAGGCATTCAAGAAGCGCTTCGAGGACATTGTGAAAAAACACGGCTGGACAGGCTGGACGGGCGAGGAGACGGAAGCAGGCCGCGCCTGGCGCGCCCGCATCATCTACCAGACCAATCTTTCCACCAGCTACGCCGCCGGGAGGCTCGCGCAGCTCAAGGACGCCGGGTTCAAATACTGGGTCTATCGCCACACCCCAAACGAACACCCGCGTCTACAGCATCTGGCCTGGGACGGGATGACGCTGCCCGCCGATCATCCGTTCTGGCAAACGCACTATCCGCCCTCGGGCTGGAACTGCTTTCCTGGCGACACGATGGTGCGCTGCGATGCCAGTCTAGGACACCGGATGTTCTATCGGGGCGAAGTCGTGGAGTTTCAGACGCGTGGCGGGAATCGGCTGACCCTGACCGTCAATCATCCAGTACTGACCCGGCGCGGATGGGTTGCTGCGGGCCAGCTTCAGGCAGGCGATGAGGTGCTCACAGCAGCGCTCGATGGCGATGCCGCGCTGCATGGGGTCGTAGACGATCCACAACCGCCAACCCGCGCCGAAGATTTGTTCGAGGCGCTCGCGGCGCAGGGATTTCGCATCCTTCCAGTGGCGGCGCACGATTTCCACGGCGACGCGCTCGGCAGTGAAGGCGAAGTCCACATTGCGGGTTCCGATCGCATGCTGATGGATGTAGTCGAGGCCGAGCTTGGTGAGCGCGCTGGCGAATTGCGGTTCGATGAGGCACTGGCTGGCGGGATTGAATCCGCCGATGATGCCATGCGCGCGGCGCAGCAAACGCCTGTCGCTGATGATCCCGTTTTTGCGCAGGATGCCTCCAACCGTCGGTTTGGCGAGACCCAAGCGCCGGGCGATGGCCGCCTGGCTCGTCAGCCCTTCACGATACAGCGAAAGAACCTTGCGCTCGGTGTCCAGATTGCGGTCGTCGGCGACCTGCCAGGCGCGCTGCATCAGTCGCTCGCGCCAATCTGCCGTCTGCCGCTCGCCGATCCATCGCGTCTTCATCCCGTCGGAGCGGTTTCTGGGAGTGATGCCTCTGGAGATGAGCAGTCGGCGCAGTGGGTCGCGGCTGACGCCGCGCTCTTTGGCGAGCTGCTTGAGGCTCACGCCGGAAAGGTAGCGCGCGACGAGATCGTCCGCGTCCGGAAATTCCAGTGGTCTGACCATGTGTATGACTTCACGACAGCGACAGGTTTTATTGTAGCGGGAGGGGTCATCGTTAGCAACTGCAAGTGTCGCGTGGTCGGGGCCGACGGCACCGAGTCGGCGAAGCTCTTAGGAGGCAAGCCCGGCTACACCGAGCCGCCCGCCGGGTGGGACGCGATCGATCCCAAGACCGGCGAGCCGGTGGGCATCGACAAGGGGTGGGGATACATGCCTGGGGGTACGGTGGCCGACGATGTGGCGCGCGCGGTGGCGCGCAAGACGGTGGCCTGGCCCTATGAAGCAGCCAAGGCATACATGGCGGATGTGCCCATGCACCTGCGTGATGCGCTGGCCCTTGCCATCCGCAGCCAGCCAGAGACGTTTGAGGCCGCGCGCCGCTACGCCGAGCGGGCGCTGGGCATGCGTGGCGGTCAGCCCATCGAGGGCGCGCACGTTGAGCCGTACCAGACGCTGGGGCTGCTCACGAGCGCGGAGACCGAGACCGTCTCGGACCTGACCGGTGCTGATGCGGTGCGCAGCGAGCTCTACGACTGGACAATCGGGCAGTATGCGCCCAAGCACATCCTCAAGGAACATGGAGACGCTCCGGCGGAAGCCGCGCGCGGGCAACGCGCGCCCACTGCCGAGGACTACGCGCGCATCCCGGAGATCATCTCCGCGCCGGACCGCATCTGGACGGACGACGGGGAAACCGTGCTGATGGAGAAGCGGTTCACGACTGCCGACGGCAGCGAGGAGCGTGTCGTGCTGGTGTGGAATGTGCTGAAGAAGCGCCGCATGCTCACGCTCACGTCCATGCGGATATACCGCCGCAGCCCCCGCGCTCAACGTCCATGACGTTCGGTGTATGAGACCGCGCCTCGATGGCAGCGACAGTCGCACAAGGATAGCACATGATCCTCATCGAAATCGACGACCACGAAGTGCTCCAGGCGCTCGAAGAGCTGCGCCGCCGCACCTCGAACATGACGCCCGCCATGCACACCATCGGCCAGGCGCTGATGGAAGGCAGCCGGGAGCGCATCTTCTCGGGCCGCGACTGGACGGGCCAGCCCTTCGCGCCCAACAGCCCGGCAACGCTCGCCCGCAAGAAGGGCAACAAGCCCCTAATCAACGAAAAAACCTTCGTCACCAGCCGCCTGTTCTACAAGGCCAGCGCCGACAGCGTGATCGTCGGCGCTTCCGCCGATCAAGCCGCCGTGCTCCAGTTCGGGGCCAAGAAGGGGGCATTCGGCGCGACCAAGCGCGGGGCCAAGATACCCTGGGGCGACATTCCCGCCCGCCGCTACCTGCCCATCCGGGAGGACGGCCAGCTCGACGACACCGCCCGCTCGCTGATCCTCGACGCCATCCGCGCGTATCTGGCCGACGGCTGACCCAACCAACGCCCACCCCCCGACGCGCCAGAGTTGTCCCCTGGCGCGTTTTTTTGCCCGCGACGCTGCCCCATCCGTTCGGCGTCACTGGCCGCGCCCGTCGTTTCTGGGTCAGGGAAGACCCATCTGCAACGGGGCCTTGTGCTCGCGCACCCGCTCAATGATGTACTCAGACTTCAGCCCGGAATCGGTGATGCTCTGGACTCGCCGGAGATCAACCACCAGAACGTCGCCCTTGCCGAAACGTTCGTCACCCGAAGCAATTCGCGCCCTGAACGCCTCGTCGGCAATCTCTGCAAAGAACGAGTTGGCTCCGTCGCTGAATCGCCATTTGTTGCCGTCCTTGAAAACCGCAGACTCAATCTGCAGCAGAACGGACTCCATCAAGACATCAGAGACCACATCCGCACCCGATGCGGCCATCGCAAAGAACTCGACCTCGTCCTTGGTCACGACGGTCTCGGTCTGTCCTTCACGCCCACATGCGAAGACATCGATACCCTCTGCCTCCAGCGGTTTGACGACCTTTGCCAGGGCCTGCCGAACCACTCGGCTCTGGTACAGCCTTCCCGCAGCCAAGTCGACTTCAAAGGTCTCCACTTCTTCTTCCAGCCGCAGCTCGAAGACCGTCTTGTCGCCCTCCAGCCGGATCGAGCTGGGTTTGCGACCCCCTAGCCACTTGATGAGGCCAATCAAGCCGCCGGAACCCAGAATTCCAATGCCGCTCAGAATGGCAAACAGATTCGCGGCTGCCGTGGCGTCAGGACCAGAGAAGATCGAAACAATCTGGTCCTTGATGCTTTGAAGCGCAACCAGATCAACACCGAATGAGCCGCCTTTGAACGAGCCGTTCACATGGACTCGAACCTCGGCGCTCTCGGGATACAAAACCCGGTTCGACTCCTCCAGCAAGGCCGACAAGGCGATCAAGGCGGGGGCCAGCTCCCTCACATCCATCTGGTGCGAGGCAAGCGCGGGGCCGTCATACTTGACGGAGAAGTGGACTGTGGCGCTCATGCCCCCCAGTCTAGCGCAGCGAACCCCGACGCGCCAGACCCGCTGCCCGCATTCCATGCGACAAAACGCCGACATTCTGCTACAGTAAAACCGTGCGCGGTGGCCGCCGCGCACGCGGGTTTGACAGCCCAAAAACGTAGGCGGACCAAAGAAGCCGCCTCATCGGAAGCCCCGAGGGCGGCTTTGTCGTGTCCACGCATGGTGTGGCTCATTTTCTATGGGCGGCCCGTGCGGGGAGCCGCAAGGCTCGCCGGTGCCTACGTTCCGGTCTGTCAACCCGCACGGTGCCCGCCCACCCGACGTGACAGGGAGGGTGGCGGGTGGAGCCAACCTGTAACGTAGGAGTTCACCATGAACCTCACCACCACCCCGGCCGTGTTCCACGGCCAGTCCGTCACCCTGATCCACCACCAAGGCCGCCGCTGGCTCACCGCCGAGCAGATCGGCTTGTGCCTGGGCTATGCCCAAGATAAGGCAGGCGCGTCCATCAGAACGCTCTACAGCCGCCACGCGGACGAGTTCACGCCGGAGGACACAGGGTGCATCAAATTGATGCTCCCTTCCGGCAAAGGCGGCGAGCAGATCACCCGCATCTTCAGCCACACCGGCTGCATCAAGCTGGGCTTCTTTGCCGCCACGGCCAAGGCCAAGGCGTTTCGCGCCTGGGCCGCGCAGACGCTGGCGGGCGGGGCGGCTGCGCCGGGTGCGCCGGTCTCCAGCCTCTTGCCCACGCCCAAGGTCACGCGCGAGGTCGAGCTCAAGGCGCTGACCCTCTTTGCCGAAGGCCATTCGCTGCGCGACATTGGCAAAGCCCTGGGCATCAGCGCGGCCACGGTGAGCCGCCTGACCCACGGCACCTACCGCTTCACCCCCAACGCGGGCGCGGACCTCACCACGCCCGAGCTGCTCCAGCGGGTGGCGCAGCGCCACATCGCGCGCGACATCGAGATGCTCACGCAGAAATACTGCTCCAGCGCCGCCAACAAGCGCCTGGAGCACACGCTCGACGAGGCCGGGCAGCGCTTCCTGGGCGGCTGGCAGGCCACGCTGGAAGGGGGTGTGCAATGAGCGCCTTCGTCCTGCCCGAAGAGGCCGAAAACGCCCTCTGCGACGCCGAAAAGGCCGTCTCCCTGCTCGCCACGCTGGCCGCGAGCTGCCAGCGGCTGGAGGTCGCGCCGGAGGAACTGGCGGCCTTTTGCTCGATGATCCATGAGCGCATCGCCACCGCCCGCGCCGCCGCCCGCTTCGAGCCGACGCTGACCTAAACCGCCAACCCCGACGCGCCAGAATCGCCCCCTGGCGCGTTTTTTTGGCCGCGACGCTACCCTACCCCATCCGAACGATTCTAGGGGCCCGGGCAACGGCGGGCAACGGCCCGGATGGGCTGTTTGGGCGGGCCGAACAGCCAACCCCGGCCCAAGCGCCCCGGCTGAACGCTTTCGCGGTGCCGCAATCGCCCCGCATGACCGACGATGCCGGTCATGCCCAACCAGCCGACCAGCCGAGTCAACGCCCATGCCTCCAGCCCGGCGCTGAGGCTTGCGCGCCACGCGGTTTCCATCCCCTTGTCTCCTGCCGACGCCGACGCTGCGTCCTTCACCCCGCCGGAGTGGGTGCACCTCATTCCGGCGGGGACTTTCTCCGGGCGCGACGGACGCGGGCCGTTCACGCTGGATGCCCAAGCCGTGCTGGCCGCCTACGCCGCCAACGGCGCGGACCTGCCGGTCGACTACGACCACCAGAGCCTGACCGCTGAAGAAAAGGCCGGTCCCGTGCCCGCCGCCGGGTGGATCAAGGAACTGCAAGCCCGCGAGGACGGCATCTGGGCGCGGGTGGACTGGACGCCGCGCGCCGCCGAGCTGCTCGCGCACAAGGAGTACCGCTACCTCTCGCCGGTGTTTCGCTACCAGGCCAAGGACGGCCGGGTGGTGGCGCTGTCCGGCGCGGGGCTGACCCACAACCCCAATCTTTATTTGCAAGCCGCTGCCTCACGAAAGGAGAGCCACACCATGACGCTACCCGAGAAGATCGCCGCCCTGCTGGGCGTGCCAGCCGACTGCACCGAAGACGAGGCCGTCGCCGCCTGCCAGCGCCTGATTGACGCGCGCGAGGCGGCCCATGCCCGCCAGCCCGACCCGGCCCAGTATGTGCCGGTCGCCATGCACAAACAAGTGGCCGACCAGCTCGCCGCCTTGCAGGCCGACCTCGCCCGCCGCGAGGCCGAAGCTGCGGTGGAAGCCGCCATGAGCGCGCGCAAGGTGAGCCCCGGCATGAAGGAGTGGGCGCTGGCCTACGCCACCAGCGACATCGAAGGCTTCAAAGCCTTTGCCGCTGCTGCACCCGAGATCGTGGCAGAGGGCGCGCATCGTCGCACCGAATCCGCGCACGGTGCGGCGCTCACCGACGAAGACCGCCTCGCCGCGAAGCTGCTCGGCATGACCGAGGAGGCGTTCGCCCAAGCCAAGCAATCCACCAAGGAGTAACACATGGCCATCATCACCCCCGCCCTCATTACCAGCCTGCGCACCGGCTTTTCAAAGGCCTTCCAGGACGCGCTGACCGAAACGCCTACCGACTGGGCCAAGGTCGCCACCCGCGTGCCGTCGTCTTCGGCATCCAACACCTACGGCTGGCTCAACCAGTTCCCCACGATGCGCGAGTGGGTGGGCGACCGCGTGGCCAAGGACATGGCCGCGCAAGCCTACCAGGTGCAGAACAAGCTCTACGAAGGCACGGTCGCGGTGCGCCGCACCGACATCGAGGACGACAACGTTGGCGTCTACACCCCGCTGTTTGCCGAAATGGGCCGCGCCGCCGCCGCGCACCCGGATCAGTTGGTATTCGGCCTGCTCAAGAACGCGCACACCACCAACTGCTACGACGGGCAGTTCTTCTTCGACACCGACCACCCGGTCTATCCCAACGTGGACGGCACCGGCACGGCGACTCAGGTGTCCAATGTCCAGGCTGGCACGGGCGCGGCCTGGTATCTGCTCGACACCAGCCGCGCGCTCAAGCCGCTGATCTTCCAAGAGCGCACCACGCCGGAACTGGAGGCGATGACCTCCACCCAGGACGAAGGCGTGTTCATGCGCGATGAGTACCGCTATGGCATCCGCTACCGGTGCAGCGCTGGCCTTGGCTTCTGGCAGATGGCCTATAAGAGCCAAGCGACGCTGGACGCGACCAGCTTCAACGCCGCGATGGCCGCGATGATGAGCATCAAGGCCGACGGCGGCCGCCCGCTGGGCATCAAGCCGACCGTGCTGGTGGTGCCGCCGACCCTGCGCGCCAACGCCATCGAGATCGTCAAGAACGAGCGCCTGGCCAACGGGGCTTCCAACCCAAACTTCGGCGTGGTCGACCTGATCGTCTCGCCCTGGCTGGTGTGACATGAGCCTGATCGCGCTCACCAATAGCGGCGATGTGCGCAATCTGCGGTGCAGCCCGGAAGGGCTGCTGCTCGCGGCCTTTGCGCCGCCGATCGAGCGGCTGTATGACATCGGAGCGCTTGCGGCAAACGCTACAACGTACTCGGCGGCCCTCGATCTCGGCGTTGCCGAGTCGCGGCAGCATACGCTGCTGCTGTGCATCAAACGTGGCGTGGCCAGCGCTGGCGAGGTTTTTTCCGTCGAATCGTCGCTGGACGGGGTTGATTGGGTGACAACGAACAATGCGGCTGGCGCGACTGCGTCTGGGTCGAACAATACATCATCCCCGACCATGCACAACCAAGCCCGGCCATTTGGCCGCTACGTGCGTCTGCGCTACCAGAACGGCAGCACGGCTCAGACCGCGCTCAAGCTGCACCTGACCGCGATTGCCGGGGTGTGACACAAGAAGGTTTGACTATGGCAAAGGGAAAAACCAGCGATCAACCCACTACCACCAGCCTGCTGGTGCGCACCGCGCCCGCGCAAGGCGATCAACAGCGCTACCGCGCGGGCCTCGGCCCGTTCAAGCGCGAGCCGGTGACGGTCGAAACCACGCCCGAGCAGGCCGAGGCGCTCCAGGCCGATCCGATGCTGATCGTGACCGAGGCGGAGTGACGCCATGCCATACGCCACCCAGGCCGATCTGGAAGCCCGCTTCGGGGCCGATGAGCTCACCCAGCTCACCGACCGGGTGAATGCGGGCGTGCCGGACGCGGCCATCGTGGCGCGCGCGCTGGCGGACGCAGACGCGGAGATCGACGGCTATCTCGCCAGCCGCTACGCCCTGCCGCTGGCGACCGTGCCACCCGCGCTTGTCCGCATTGCATGCGACATTGCTCGCTATCGGCTGTGGGAAGACCGTGCATCCGAGGAAGTGCGCCGCCGCTATGAGGACGCGCGCCGCACGCTGGAAAGCATCGCCAAGGGCCAGGTGTCGCTGGGCCTGCCTGCCGCGAGCGCCGCTCCGGCGCTGGCCGAGGTGAGCCTGGGCAACCCGCGCGTGATGAGCCGCGATGGAACGGGGGGCTACTGATGCTTGAGCTCGAACCACTCATCCGCCAGCGCCTGATCGACGCCGTTCCTGCGCTCGCCGGGGTGCACAGCGCGGTGTCGCTTGGGGTCGAGGGTGTTGGCGGGAAGAAACTGCCTGCCGCCTTCGTGGTCAGCGACGGGCATAAGGTGCTGGAAGTGACGGCGCACGGCAAGACCGCACGCATCGCAAGCCGCTGGCTGGTGGTGGTTGCGGTGCGCAATGTGCAGCAGGCCGCGCAGGGCGAGGCCGCCCGAGCGGACGCCGCCGATCTGGTGAAGGCTTGCCTCAAGGCCCTCATGGGCTGGCAGCCCGCGCCCGAATACCAGACCATGCAGCCAGTCACACCGCCCGCGCCGGTCTATGACAGCGGCCTCTTGCTCTACCCGCTGGCATTCGAGATTGGCGAAGTCATCCTGGGAGTTGCATCGTGATCGTGAAACTCATCCAACCGCACACCAACGCCGGACAGGACTACCAGCCCGGCGACATGCTCGACGTTGACGAATCCACCGCGCGCTGGCTGATCGAGCGCGGCGTGGCTGAAGCCGCACCTGAACCCGAACCCAAGAAACCCACCCGTAAAGGAGATTGATCATGGCGTATTTTGCCGGACAAGGCCGCGTCTACATCGGCCAACGCGACAGCAGCGGCAACCCGCTCGCGATGCGCTGGCTTGGCAACGTGTCCGAGCTCAAGGTGTCGCTCAACGTCGAGACCATCGAGCACAAGGAGAGTTTCTCCGGCCAGCGGCTCACCGATCTGTCGCTCATCAAGGGCAAGGACGGGGAGTTTTCCTGCGGGGTGGAGGATTTCTCCATCGAGAACCTGGAACTCACCCTCTACGGACAGACCAGCAGCGTGACGTCTGGAAGCGTCACCAACGAGGCGCTGCCTACGGGCGCTTCTGCCGGCGGCATCTACCTGCTGGCCAACCAGTTCGTCTCGTCCGTTGTCGTCAAGGACTCCACTGGCACGCCCGCAACCCTGACCGAAGGCACGCACTACAAGGTGCACGCCGAGCAGGGCGCAATCGAGCTACTCAATGTGACCGGCTTCACCCAGCCGTTCAAGGTGGACTACAGCTATGGCGCGGCCAAGCGCTTGGCGATGTTCAAGTCTGCACAGCCGGAGGTGTGGCTGCGTTTCGACGGCCTCAACACCGCAGATGGCAACAAGCGCGTGATCGTCGATTTGTATCGCGTTGTGCTCAACCCGTCGAAGGATTTCTCGCTTATCGGCGAGGAGTTGCAGAAATTCGACCTCTCCGGTCGCGTGCTGGCGGATACCACCAAGAGCGACACCGGCCCGCTTGGGCTTTTCGGTCGTGTGATCCAGGGCGCTTGAGGATAGGTCATGACGCAATTCGACCCGCGCGGTATTGCCGTCACACCCATCAAGGTGCGCGATCTGCCGCGCTTTCTCAAGGCCGTCGAGCCAATCGCTGCCGATCTTTCCACCGGCGACATCGCCGGGGCCTTGATGCGCCATGCCGAAGCCGTGATCGAGGCCACGGCTATCGGTGCAGGATGTGAGCGCGCGTGGCTCGAGGATCAGACGCCGGACGTGCTGGTCGAACTGGCCGCGAAAGTGCTGGAGGTGAATGCGGATTTTTTCGTCAAGCGGGTGCTGCCGGTCATCCAAAGCACGGCGGAGCATCTCGCACAAACCGCCTCTGGTGGCACGAGTGGATCGCCGCCCTCGTCGATGCAGGATTCGCCTACCGGGACGTGATGGAGATGGCCTGGACGGACGCGCGGGATTTTCTCACGGCGGCGCAGGCGATGCGCCGTCAGCGTTTGCTGGACATGGCCATTGCCGCGCGTGTGGCGCAGGCCGAGAAAAAGGACTGGGAGCGGTGGGTGAAGGATGTCAGCGCAGAAAAATGAGCGCGAGCGCGATGGCGATGAAGATCGCCGCTCCGGCGAATGATCCGCCCATCGCGGCCAAGGGCGCAGCGGCGGCGAAGAACATGATGGCAAGGGTGCGCATGTGAGCAGCGTAGGCAATCTGACGATCGGCATCAAGCTGGCTCTGGATAACAAGGAGATGACCGGGAATCTGGCCATCTCCCGTGACCAGTTGCGTGCGTTTGCCGCAGACATGAAGCGTGCCGCCGAGACCGGCACCAATGCGTTCGGTGCCACGCGCACGGCCTTGAAGTCTATCTCCAGTCAACTGGCCGAGGCGCGCAATGCGCTGCTGGGCTATTTCAGCGCCATGCAGGCCATGCGCGGCGCACGGGCCATCATCGAGGCCGCCGACGGCATGCGCCAGCTATCCGCCCGGCTCAAGATCGCAACGAGCGACGCCGCCGATTTCTCCAAGGCGCAGTCCGGAGTCTACGAGATCGCCAACCGATACGGTGCGGCTGTCGATGAGACGGCAAAGGCCTTCGCGCGCCTCAATCCCGTGATCCGGCAAATGGGCGGCGGCAGCGCCGAGACGCTGAAGATGCTCGATGGCCTGGCCGCATCGCTCAAGCTATCCGGCGCGACGGCGGCGGAGACATCCTCCGTGCTGCTGCAATTCTCGCAGGCGATGGGCTCCGGCAAGGTGGGCGGCGACGAACTCCGCTCCATGATGGAAAACGCCGAGCCTCTGATGCGCGCGGTGGCGCAGCAGATGGGCAAGACAACCGGCGAACTGCGCCAGATGGCGGAGCAGGGCTTGCTCACCAGTCAAGCCTTCGGCAATGCCCTTCTGCCTGCAATCGACAAGCTCGCAGGTCAGGCGGCAAACGTCCCGCTGGGCATCTCGCAATCCATGCAGGTGCTTCGCAATGAGCTTTCGCGCGCCTTCGGGCGCGAGTTCGAGCAGCAGGCTACTGGGCTTTCAGAATCTGTGCGCGCGCTGGCTGGCCATGCGGATAATGCGGCGAAGGCAGTGCGTGTGCTGGCAGACGGTCTTGTCGCACTAGGCAACGTGGCGGCGCAAGTATTCGCAGGCGCTGCCATCGGCGGCTTCGTGCTTGCGGTCGACCGTGCTGTGGCGGCGGTGACAGCACTGCGTGCGGCGCTGGCTGGCGTCAATATGGTCATGCTTGGGCTCGTCGCCGGCGCGGTCATGCAGAAGCTCGAAAGCCTCTCAATGATGGGCAAGGCTGGCCTGCTCGGCCTCGTGTTCTTCGGGGCATATGAGCTCACCGACTGGATTCTGGAGATCACCAAAGCGCGCGCCGCCATCACCGACATGCTCACGCCGGTTTTTGAGCTTGTCGACAAGCTGCGCGGCATCGACCGGGCGAAGGATGCTCAAGCGGCGGCGGCTGCGGCGACGGCGGCGGCCAAAACCGCGAAGGATGCTGGTGTTGCGAAACGCCTCGCGGACCCGGCTGCATTCGCGCGGCTGACTGCCGATCTTGCCTACGAAACCAGGCTCCGCGAAAAGCATAAGCAGGAACTCATCCAGCTCGAGCAGGCCTACCAGGACAAGCTCGCCGCGCTCAAGGGCGATTCGGCGCGCAAGGCATTCACGAAGGAATACCAGGAAGCGCGGCGCGAACTCGTGCTCAAGCAAAAGCAGGATATGGACAACATCCTGTCGAAGAAGCAGGCGACCGTCACGAAGCTGCCCGAACTCAAAAAGCCGCTGGAGGACGACATCCGCGCCATGCAGGATGCGCTCAAGGCGCAGGGCGAGATCGTCGAGACGTCGCTGGCCGGGCGGCTCATCAAGGTGGCCGACTACTGGCAGGCCAAGGAAGCCATCGACGCCAAGGCATTCGCCACCGAACGGGAAAAGCTCACACGCGAACTCGCGGCGCAGGAGGACCTGATCGCGCGGCTCTCCCGCGGGTCTGTTGACATTTGAGGTGAAAATGCGCGTCCACGCTGTTGATTGGGTTGGAGGCGCGATGCGAAAGCAGCTTCGAGATGAGCAGTGGAAGCAGATCGAGGGCCTGTTGCCCGGCAAGGTCGGT